TCTAACGCCATGTGTTTCTATATAAGCGCACTCACCTGCTTGGTTAATGCCTACTATAGGAAGGTCAAGATAACCCGTTAGACTCGAGTATAGAGCGTATATCATAACGCCCGTGATTGCTGTTAAATATAAATATCTCATCTCAATAGACCTCAATCTCATTTTTATAATTCCAAACAATCTCGGAGCCGTCCTCAAACAATGCGTTGTTGTTCGAGTAGTATTCACCGCTCCACACAATAGAACCCTCGACCTCATAATCACGCTCGCGCAAATCATACACATACGCATCAAAGTCATCTCCATAACTGCCCGCGTAATTGTCTACAAAGTTTTTATAAAATTTTTCTGCTGTAGTCATTTTATTTTATCCTCTTAATCAAACGTGAACCACAAAGCCGCTTTCGTCTTTCTTGGCTTTACCTTTTGCATATAGTGCCGTGATGACGTTAACGCCGTCTTTGTGTCGTATGTCGCTGTCATCTCCATCAACAACGGGCAAGCCATTGAATGTTTTTGGGATTCTCTCTTTGTGACTAAATACCACAGCAATGCGTTTTAATGCCTTATTTGCTTTTGCCTTTTCTACATGCTTTTCATAACCTTTGATACCACTATAAGAAAACGTAAGGTCGTAGTTTTCTGGAATGTTTTTGCGGTTCGGTATTTTTGTATAATCATAGAATTGAACACCAGGAAATGCCTCAAAGATGTTAGCGTACTCTTTGCCTTTTCTAATAACGGGTATTTTTTCCCATAGTATGTCACTTGTACCATTTAATCTAATCAATGGCGTGGTGTCGGTCGCTTCCGCTTGTGCTGCTACCATTGAAACAGAATAAACCAAGTCTTTTAAAAAGTTTTCTCTATCATCAAAGAAACGTATGGTTTTATTTATACGCGCTTGCTGCACATTCGACATTGCACCGCGCCCCGCTGTATAAAGACAAGCTTTTTCGCAACCCGCTACCTTTGCCATAGGGCAGACATTACCGCGTCCAGCTTGGTTAGCTGGTGCAAGGTAGAGAATACCAGTGGTGTATCCGTATTTCTCACCTTTGCTTGTTTTGGCATCTTTACCAATAGATAAGATGTTTTTTGGCTTATAACTGTTCATTGTATTTTATCCTATTAAGTTAATTTAATACGTCAATCTCGTTGACTTGGGAAACACTATTACATATAAACAATAGCTTGTGTAAATTATTTTCATTTATTTTTATATCATCAATTTAATCAATAACTTACAGAGCAAATTAATTCTTGACAGACCATAAGGTACTCAAATCAGCGACGGTTTTTACCAGGTAATATATAGGGTCGAAATAACCCTAATGAACTTTTCCAGGAATACCCAGGAATATAACCAATAATGCACCACACTCAACCCACACCTGTCAACTTTCTCAACCGACTATCATAGTAAAGTTACCTTGTCAAGTTTATATTAGTATGCATAAACTGTGCCAAAATAAATTGGCATGAAACTTGCTAGAAGGGGACGGGGGGGCTGTATGGTGTAGCTCTAGCATATAGTACCACCCCAGATACAAAAAAAGGTAAAATTGAAAAGGGGGGAATTTTGCATATCTATCTATAAAAAACTAGCCGAGGTGAATAATACCGTAAGATATTGATATATAAATCTATTTACGTATAATTAAATATTATAAGAAAAGGAAATCTGAATAAGATGCTACCTCTAATAAGGAATTAAATATTACCCCTTGCGCAGATTCTAGGAAATTTACTAAGGTGTTAAACTAAATGTATAAGTAAATCAATACCTTAAAAATTAATGCTTGACAAACTAAATGATATATGATATAATACCACCTTTCTAAGGTATATTACCCAGTTAGGTTTAATTATTAGTAATTAGTTATTCTACTGGGAAACATTACTAAGATACATTATAAGCAATATCCTTTAAGGGGGTAGTATTGTCTGATTACTCGGAACAAAGAAAGAAAGAAGTTAAAGTCCCTAAGAAAAGAGGTAGACCACCTAAAGCATTAGTACAGTCCAAAAAGAAAGGAGCTAGACCTCCCGGTAGACCTCCGGGTGATAAGGCTATAATGGATGAGTACAAGGCTAGGCTTCTAGCGTCTCCCAAGTCTCGTAAGGTTTTAGATACTATACTAGATGCTGCACTAGATGATGAGCATAAACATCAAGCTGCTGCTTGGAAACTTCTAGTAGATAGACTTATGCCACTTTCTTCGTTTGATGCTAGTTCTGGTGGTGGAGATAAGCCTAGCATTAACATTACTATTTCGGGTGTTACTGAAGTAGAGAACGTAATTGATGGAGAAGTTATAGATGGCGACTAGTTTCGGATTAGGTGATGAACCTGTTATTATCGGTGAAGATATATATACCCAAGAGGATGTACAGAAAGCTGTAAGAGGTGCTGGTTATTTAGGTACTCCTTCGTATACACAGGAAGATGTACAAAGGGCTGTAATGGATGCTGGTTATTTAGATGCCCCTCCTGAGTTCTCACAACAAGGTGCTATAGCTCAACTAGAGGCTGACCTAATGAATGATATTATGATTAGAGACCAACTTAGGGAAGAAGAGTTGTTAGGTCAACAGAATCTAAAAACAGTTAATATAGTACCACCAGTAAGTAAAGAAATGAGTAATACTGATAAAGTTTTAAATACTATACTAAAACATGAAGGCGGTTTCCAAATAAGCTCTAAAGATAAAGGAAACTATAATAGTGCAGGAGATTTAGTAGGAACTAATTTTGGTATTTCAGCTCCCGTATATGAAGAGTATACTGGTAAAACTCCTTCGGTTTCAGATATGAAAAATATAACAGAAGATGAAGCTAGAGAAATATATAAAAAATCTTATATAACGCCTGTAACTAAAAACTTAGGTATACCACCAGAGTCTGATGTTTTTGAGCAAGTAGTTGATATGGCAGTTAATCATGGGTATCGCAACACTGTACGAATTATTCAGAGGGCAATAGGTAACATTAAAGATGATGGTAAGGCTGGACCCATTACTAAAAAAGCTATTTTAAAAGCGATAAAAGATAATCCTATTGGTTTTAACAACTCACTAGTAAACTCAAGGTCAAACTTCTACAAACAAATTGTTAATAAAAACCCAAGCCAACAAGAGTTTATAAAGGGTTGGTTAGGTAGGGCATCATCTTTTATTAAATGAGTAACGACCTCAGTATTAAACTACTTCCTTGGCAACAAGAAGTTTGGAATAGTGAAACTAGATTTAAGATAGTAGCTGCTGGTCGACGTACTGGTAAATCCAGACTAGCTGCTTGGTTACTTATCGTAAATGCTCTACAGCTAGAGAAGGGGCATGTTTTCTACGTAGCCCCTACACAAGGTCAAGCAAGAGATATTATGTGGACTACTCTATTAGAGTTAGGTCATCCAGTAATCAAGTCTAGTCATATTAACAACCTCCAGATTACATTAGTTAATGGGGCTACCATTAGCTTGAAGGGTGCAGATAGACCAGAGACTATGCGTGGTGTGTCTCTTAAGTTCTTAGTATTGGATGAATACGCTGATATGAAGCCAGCAGTGTTTGACCAAATCCTTCGTCCTGCCCTAGCTGACCAACAAGGTAGTGCTTTGTTTATCGGAACTCCTATGGGTCGTAACCACTTCTATGAGCTGTACAAACAAGCTGAATTAGGAGATGACCCTACACTAGAGGCTTGGCACTTTACTTCGTATGACAACCCCCTACTAGCAGAAGAAGAGATAGAAGCTGCTAAAAAGACTATGAGTTCTTTTGCGTTTAGGCAAGAGTTCATGGCATCGTTTGAGGCAATGGGTAGTGAAATATTTAAAGAAGATTGGGTTAAGTTTAGTGAAGAAGCTCCAGAAATTGGTGACTATTACATTGCTATTGACTTGGCTGGTTTTGCAGACGTATCTAAAGCTGCTACATCGAAAGCTAAGAAACTTGACCAAACGGCTATTAGCGTTGTTAAAGTAAATGAAGAAGGGTGGTACGTAGAAGATATTATCTACGGCAGGTGGGATATTAAAAAGACAGCAGAGAAGATATTTAGGACTGTACTAAAGTATGAACCTATCTCTGTTGGTATTGAGAAGGGGGCGTTAAAGAACGCTGTACTACCTTATCTTATGGACTTACAAAAGTCTAGGCAGAAGTTCTTTCGTGTAGAAGAACTAACACATGGTAACAAAAGAAAAATAGATAGGGTCATTTGGGGCTTACAAGGTAGGTTTGAAAATGGTGCTATTACTCTCAACACTGGAGATTGGAACTCAGAGTTCCTAGATGAATTATTCCAGTTCCCTAACCCCCTAGTTCACGATGACCTTATCGACTCCCTAGCGTACATAGACCAACTAGCTAAAGTTAGTTACGCGTACGATATAGAGTATGAAGATGACTTTGAATTTATAGACCCAATAGCTGGATATTAATGTATGGATATGGAAAAAGTAATACCTTTAGACCTGCCTGATAGGGATGAACTACCTAACCTAATCCCTTTCGACCCAGAGACTATGAAACCACAAGATATAGGTTTTGGTCAACCATCTACAGAAATAATAATCTCTGAGGATTCTCCAGATGGAAAAGTATGGAATATACCTTCTCTATGGTGGAGCCCTGAAGGAGACCCTACTTATGTTTCTCCAAGGACAGCAGCAAGACTAGCGTATAAGTACGAAAAAGAAAATGAGGTCAAGTTTCCAAGGTTTCCAAAAGGGGCTTATGAAGAGGCTTCGGAAGCAGCTAAAAAAAGCTCCTCTGAAGGAGGGGCAACTAACAGAAAACTAGCCAACTAGGGTAAAGTATGGAAAATGAAGATAATCTATTGAACAACATTAACCTAGAACAGTGGGTTATGGACAAGTGTGAAGGGTGGCGTGACCACTATGACGATAACTATCGTGTATCACATGAAGAGTATTACAGATTATGGCGTGGTATTTGGTCTAAGGAAGATAGCCTAAGACAAACTGAACGCTCTCGTATTATTACACCTGCACTACAGCAAGCAGTAGAATCGTCTGTAGCTGAGGTAGAAGAGGCAACCTTTGGTAGAGGTAGCTGGTTCGATATTAAAGACGATATGCAAGACACTACAGGCTCTCAAGACGTAGAGTTTTTAAAGAATCAACTTTCTGAAGATATGACTTTTGCCAAAGCAAGAACTTGTATTTCAGAATGTCTTCTTAACGCTGCTGTATACGGTACAGGTATTGGTGAAATCTATATAGAAGAAACCAAAGAAAACATACCAGCTATGCAACCTACACCAGATGGTCAAATGCAAGCTGTAGGTGTCATAGAGCGTGATAGGTTCTTAGTTAAGCTACGCCCTATTATGCCTCAGAACTTCCTTATCGACCCGCTAGCTACATCTATCGAAGAAGCTCTAGGTTGTGCAGTAGATATGTACGTACCACTACATCAAGTAGAGATAGATATTGAAAAAGGTGTCTATCGTGACGTAGATGTAGAGACTGTTGCAGCAGATGATGACCTAGAAGCTGACCAAGATATTACAATAAACGTAGATGATAGGGTTCGCCTTACTCGCTACTACGGATTAGTTCCGAAAGCCCTGTTCGATGAGGCAGAAGGTGAAGAACTAGAAGAAGATGAGATTGCTGTAGCGTTAGGTGAAGAACAAGAACAAGAATCTGGCTATATTGAGGCTATGGTAGTAATTGCTAACGGAGATACCCTACTTAAAGTAGTAGCTAACCCGTTTATGATGCAAGATAGACCTATTGTAGCGTTCAAATGGGATGCAGTACCTAGTAAATTCTGGGGTCGTGGTATCTGTGAGAAGGGTTATAACAGTCAAAAAGCCCTAGATACAGAGCTACGTGCGCGTATAGACGCTCTTGCACTTACTGTACACCCTATGATGGCAGTAGATGCTAGTCGTATGCCTAGAGGCTCTCAGTTTGAGATACGCCCGGGTAAAACTTTGCTTACTAACGGTAATCCAGCAGAGATATTACAACCATTTAAGTTTGGTGCTGTAGATAACATTACCTTTACACAAGGCGCACAGCTACAAAACATGGTACAGCAAGCTACAGGTGCAGTAGATACTGTTGGTATGCAGAACGCTATGAATGGTGAAGCAACTGCTGCTGGTATTTCTATGTCGTTAGGTGCGATTATCAAGAGGCATAAGCGTACGTTACTTAACTTCCAAGATAACTTCCTAATTCCCTTCGTTACTAAAGCTGCACATCGCTATATGCAGTTTGACCCACAGCTTTACAAAGCACAAGACCATAAGTTTGTAGCTTCTAGTTCTCTCGGCATCATTGCTCGTGAGTATGAAGTCACACAGCTAGTACAGCTTTTACAAACTATGCCTCCTGAAAGTCCTATGTACAGCTTCCTAGTTCAATCTATTGTTGAGTCTATGAATCTTACTAAACGGGAACAAATCCTTGCAGGTATCGAGCAAGCTAATCAGCCAAACCCACAAGCACAACAAGAAGAGGTTATTCGTAAGCAGTTTGAGCTTGAGATTGCCAAGGCTAACTTGCAACAAATCCAACTACAAAATGCAGAGATACAAAGTCGAGTTCAACAAAACAATGTTGAGACACAGCTACTACCTGTGGCAGAAGAGACTGACCGTATTGAAGCTATTGCTAAGACCCTACCACCTGATGAGTTTGCACAAGCTGTCAAGATGGCAGAGCTTAGCTTAAAACAGCAAGAGTTAAAAGTAAAAGAAGATATTGTAGAAATGCAAATGAGGAGACCTAATGGTAACTAAGCAAGAACTTGATGGGGTGCTGATAGAAATCAACAACATCCTGAAAGCAATAGATAAACGTATTACAGATTTAGAAAAGGCTTATACACCTAAGCCAGCAACAACTAGAAAGACTACAACTAAAAAATAAACATAACCACACATACACCTATTGGGAGAATGTATGACACCAGAAAATGTAAAACATTACGAGAACTACTTTGACTTATTTAACACAGATGGCTGGTCACAGCTTATGGAGCAAGTTCAAGTAGATAAGGATAACTTCCAGATTGAAGCTATTGCAGATGAAAAGACTTTGTATCAAACACAAGGACAACTTTACGTCTTAAATACTTTAATCAACATGGAAGATATGGTCAGGGCAGCGTACGACTCTATTCTAATTAGCGAGAGGGAAGCCGTTAATGGCGAATAGAATCTATGACTTTAAATGCTCAAACGGACATATTACTGAACGCTTTATAGGCTCTGAAACACAGACTATAGAGTGTCCTGAATGTGACCAAGATGCAAAGCGGGTAATTTCTAAATGTTCTTTTGTATTAGATGCTGTATCTGGAGACTATCCTGGAGCAACTATGAAGTGGGCAAGAGAACATTCGAAAGCCGCTAAGAAATAATCTTTTAATTTTCCACAATACTTATTTAAGAGTACGGAGTTTATAATATAATGGCAACAATACTAGATACACCAGAGGAATTTAACGAAGAAAATCTACAAGAAGGCGAAGAGCTTTCTACGTTTGAAGAGCAAGAATCCGTAGAGGACAACCTTGAACAAGAACAAGTAGCAGAAGAACAACCTAAAGAAGAGTATATTCTACCAGATAAATATAAAGATAAGTCTGTAGCAGAAATTGTACAGATGCACCAAGAAGCTGAAAAGCTAGTTGGTAGACAAGGCTCAGAAGTAGGAGAACTTCGTAAGGTTGTAGACGACTTTATTAAAGCAAACCTCGACAACAATACCCACGAAAAACAAGCTGAGGTTGAAGAGATTGATTTCTTTGAAAAACCTAAAGAAGCTATTGCACAATCTATATCATCTAATTCTGATATTCAAGAAATTAAACAGATGAAGATAGACATGGCTCGTAGAGATGCTATGAATAGGTTGGAGCAAGCGCACCCTAACTTTATGGAGACTGCTAAGTCAGAGGGCTTCATAGAATGGGTTAAGGCTTCTAAAGTACGGACAGAACTTTTACAACGAGCTGACAGTAACTTTGATTTTGATGCAGCAGATGAGCTTCTTTCTACTTGGAAAGAACGAACTCAGGCATCTACAAAGGCACAGGAAGTTGTTGAAAAAGATAGAGGACAACAGCGTAAGGCTGCTTCTTCTGGCTCTGCTAAAGGAACTGGAGAAAGTAAATCTAAGAAAATCTATCGGCGGTCTGATATTATTAACTTAATGCAAAACAATCCTGCACGATACTTAGAATTGTCTGATGAATTAACACAGGCATATTCAGAAGGTAGGGTGCGATAATCTTAAATTTTTATATAGGTAAAATATAATGGCACTTGGTACAAATCATGTAACAAACACAACTGGCGCAACTTTCATTCCAGAGTTATGGAGTGACGAGATTGTAGCTGCTTATAAATCTAACTTAGTTCTTGCTAACTTGGTAAATAAAATGCCAATGTCTGGTAAGAAAGGTGATACTTTACATATCCCTAAACCAACTCGTGGTTCTGCTTCTGCTAAAGGTGCAGAGTCTCAAGTAACTTTGATTGCTGCTACAGAATCAGAAGTTCAAGTCAGCGTCGACAAACATTATGAATACTCTCGTTTAATCGAAGATATTACTGATGTTCAAGCTCTAGCTTCTATGCGTAAATTCTATACAGATGACGCTGGTTACGCTTTAGCTAAACAAGTTGATGATGATTTGTTTGCTTTAGGTAAATCACTAGGTAATGGTGATGGTTCTGACTGGACTCATAGCAACAGCTTCTATGTTGATGGTGCTAACGGTATTGCTGCTTATGCAGAAGATACTGTAGCTGCTACTGATATTTTCACAGATTTAGCTTTCCGTGAACTTATCAAGCAACTAGATGATAACGATACTCCAATGGAAAATCGCTTTATTGTTATTCCTCCTTCAGTTCGTCAAACTATTATGGGTATCGACCGTTACAACTCTAGCGACTTCGTAGATGGTCGTGGTGTTATGAATGGTCAAATCGGTACTTTGTACGGTATTGATGTTTACGTTAGTTCTAACTGTCCTGTAATTGAAACTGCTGCTAACAACACAGCTTCAGCTATAGATACTAAAGCTGCTATCATTGGTCATAAAGATGCAATGGTACTTGCAGAGCAAATGGGCGTACGTTCACAAACTCAATACAAGCAAGAGTACTTAAGTAACTTGTTTACTTCTGACACTCTTTATGGTACAGAGGTTTTACGACCTGAGTCTGCACTTGTTGTAGCTGTTCCAGCTTAGTAAGTTCTAACGGTATGGGGGGCTTAATTGCCCCCTGTATTTATTCTTTTTAATCTACACACAAATACAGAATATTTAGGAGACTTGCTTTGAGTATATACAGAGGTTCAGGTGGTTCAGGAGATGCTACTTCTGATGCTACCATAAATGAAGTAACAGAGTTAGTACAAGATGCTAATGAGTATAAAAATGAAGCAGCTGCTTCTGCATCTAACGCTGCAACAAGTGCTAGTAATGCTGCTACTTCTGAATCTAATGCTAGTACCTCAGAAACCAATGCAAGCTCTAGCGAAACAAATGCTGCCACCAGCGAAGCTAATGCAGCAACTTCAGAAACTAATGCAGCTACGTCTGCTACCAGTGCTTCTACTTCAGCGTCTAATGCGTCAACTTCTGCATCGGCAGCACAGACTGCACAGACAGCAGCAGAAACAGCACAAGCTAGTGCAGAGACAGCAGAGACTAATGCTAGTGCATCTGCCACATCAGCAAGCAATTCAGCAAGTACAGCAACTACACAAGCTGGTATAGCTACTACTAAAGCTAGTGAAGCATCTACCTCAGCAACTAATGCAGCAACTAGTGAAACCAATGCAGCGAATAGCGCAACAAGCGCAGCAACTTCTGCTACAAATGCAGCTAATAGTGCATCAACTGCATCAACAGCAGCAAGCAATGCTTCTACTTCAGAGTCCAATGCTAGTACAAGTGAAACAAATGCAGCAGCCTCAGCAACGTCTGCAAGCTCCTCTGCCAGCTCCGCATCCTCTAGTGCTACTAGTGCAGCAGGTAGTGCAACAACTGCCACTACAAAGGCTTCTGAGGCGGCTACAAGCGCATCTAATGCCAGCACATCAGAAACTAATGCTGCAAACTCTGCAAGCGCAGCTAGTACATCTGCTACTAATGCTAGTACATCAGAGAGTAACGCAGCTACATCAGCTACAAATGCAGCTTCTTCTGCTAGTGCAGCATCGGATAGTGCTACAGAAGCCTCCACATATGTTGCAGACCAAACAGGCAACGCAGGTAAGTTTTTACAAACAAACGGTAGTGTTGTTTCATGGCAACCTGCTGTAGAGAAAACATCTTCAACAGGCTCTGCGGTAATTCCATCAGGCACGGAAGCACAACGCGATGGTTCACCAGTTAATGGTTACTTTCGTTACAATTCAGACGCTGGTCAGTTTGAAGGCTATGCTGCTGGTGCTTGGGGCGAGATAGGCGGTGGCGGTGGTGGTGCTACAGGCGGCGGTGGCGACCAAATATTTGTTGAGAACTCACAGACAGTGACAACAGACTATACAATCCCATCAGGTAAAAGTGCGTCAAGTGCGGGACCTATTACAATAAATACAGGTGTTACAGTGACTATTTCTTCAGGTAGTGTGTGGGTGGTGTTATGAGTCAATTAAACGTAGACAGCATTAAAGACAGAACAGGTACTGACCAACCAGACATTGTAGGCGTTGCTAAAGCGTTTGTTAATTTTGATGGAACAGGCACTGTAACCATTCGCAATGGGTTTAATGTAAGCAGTATTACTGATAATGGCACAGCTAATTACACTGTTAATTTTACTAATGCTATGGTAGACGATAATTACACTGCTACATACGGAGCTAAGTATGCTACAACCACTATTGCTGGGTTGGTTTGCGAGACGACGGGTACGACAAGGGCTACGACTAGTTTAGGTATTCGAACTTCTAATTCCTCAAGTGCCGCAGCCGTAGATTTACCAGCAGTACAGGTAGCCATATTCCGCTAATCTCTAAACAAACTAAAGGAACAACAATGGACAAAAGAATTATTTACACAAACGACGAAGGTGGCGTAAGCGTTGTAGTGCCATCACCAGAATGGGCAGGTACTATGGAAGAGCTACGCGACAAAGTAGTGCCAGAAGCTAACAAGGCATCTGCTGAGATTGTTGATGTCAGCGAAGTACCTTCAGACCGTACATTCCGCAACGCATGGGTTCAGGAGTAATTGATATGATTAAAGTAGACGTAAACAAAGCCAAAGACATTACACACGAGAAACGTCGTTCTAAACGCTCTGAAGAGTTCGCGCCATTAGATGTGCAGGCAACTATCCCAGCCAAAGCAGTAGAAGCTGAAGCAGCTCGTCAAGCTATTCGTGACAAGTATGACGCTATGCAAGCTGAGATTGATGGTGCAACATCTGCTGACAAGCTGAAAGAAGTGATTGAACGCGAGGCATTGTAATGGCTGGCTCTTTAAAGTTTGACACTTGGTTGAACGATGACAGCACAGAGAATTATAAGTGTCGTGCTTGGGTGAATTTCAACGGCACAGGTACAGTGGCTATTCGTGCGTCTGGTAATGTAAGTAGTATTACAGATAATAGTACTGGTGATTACACAGTGAACTTTACTAATGCTTTAGAGGATGCTAATTATACATGTGTGGAATCATGTGGCAGTACAGGCTTGAGTAGATTTGGCTCGCCAGAGGCTTTTACAACAGTATCAGTGGATGTCAAATGCCAGAGTTCGGTATCCGTTTATGACCCAGAATTTATGTGTGTAACAATATTCCGCTAAGCCCTAAAGGAGTTAATTAAATGTCACAATTAAACATAAGCACCTTAGCCAACTTAGCAGGCAGTGAGTCTACGCCGATAGCTGACGTAGTAAATGGCAGTGCAAGAGCATGGGTGAACTTCAATGGAACAGGCACTGTAGCAATACGGGCTAGTTATAATGTAAGCTCTATCACTGATATTGGTACAGGTAATTATGCTATTAATTTTGCTACAGATATGGCAGATATTAATTACTGCCCGACCTCTGGCACTATAGACCCTGCTTTTAGTTCAAACTCTTTAACTGGTTATATTGAAAATACCAGCGTTAGCTCAGCAAGGTTTACAGCGAAAGCCTCCAATGGGGGTAGCTATGACATGTCAGCTTACTATGTCTCATTTCACGGGAATATTTAATTATGCCATTAATAATTGATACATTTTTGTAACCATACACCGCTAGGCTTTAAAGGAGCTAATTAACAATGGATTTCCAAGATTTATTTAATGCAACATTCGCTCTTATATCTATATTTGTTGGCTGGTATCTAAGAGCAGTATGGGATGCTATTAGCAGATTACGTTTAGACATTCAGCAGATAGAGAGAAATATCCCTAACGTGTATCTTAGACGTGATGATTTTCAAATAGCTCTATCTGACATTAAAGACACTCTTAACCGAATAGAAGATAAACTAGACAGTAAGGCAGACAAATGATACAGCTAATAACTCTTGTTGGTGAGTTAGCCACTACATGGATGCAAGGCAAAGCAGAAGAAGCTAAGGTCAAGCAGGAAGTAAAGATTAAAGCTATGCAGTCCGAAGAGAACTGGGAAAAAATGATGGCTGAAGGTAGTAAGACATCTTGGAAAGATGAATGGTTCGTTATTGTGCTTTCTATCCCTATGATTGGTGCGTTCATCCCTAGCTTAGTACCCTACATTCAAGAGGGTTTCGCAGTTTTAAACTCAATGCCAGAATACTACAAAGGTTTTCTAGCAGCAGCTATAGCAGCTTCCTTTGGAATCAAGGGCTTAGCTAACTGGAAGAAATAAAGTTAAATAAAGACTTGACAAATCATTCAAAATATGATACAATAAATAAAAATTTATTTTAGGAAGTAAATAATAACTATGACTTATTTAGAAACAGTAAATAAAATCCTAAAGAGATTAAGAGAGAGGACAGTTACGTCTGTAGAAGAAACAGCTTACTCTGCTCTTATCGGTATATTCGTTAATGACGCTAAACAAGTTGTGGAGGAAGCATGGAAATGGTCTGCTTTACGTACTACACTAACGGCAACTACTACGTCTGGTATTTTTAGTTATGAGTTAAATGGTACTCAGAATAACTTTGACATCCTAGATGTAGTTAATGATACTGATGATTTCTTTCTTCAGTATAAAGATGCTCATAGCTTTAATGGTTTATTCTTAAACTCTGAGCCAGCTACAGGCTCTCCTTACTACTACAGCTTCAATGGTATTAGTTCTGATGGAGATACTCAAGTAGACTTATACCCTATACCTGATGATACTTATACGTTACGTTTTAATATGGTACAACGTCAACCTGATTTAGAGGCAGAGGCAGATACTATTCAAGTTCCAGCTAAACCTGTAGAGTTATTAGCTTATGCTATGGCTATTGAAGAACGTGGTGAAGATGGTGGTGTTAATCCTGTTACTGCTTACGCTATAGCAGAACGTGCCTTATCAGATGCTATTACATTAGATTGCGGTAAGCACCCTGAAGAAATTATCTGGGTGGCACGCTAATGCGGGCTAAGAGTATACTAACAGAAAACTTAACTACTGCTGCTCTTACTGATAGTACAGCGTTATTGTATACTGTACCACCTAATACTAAAGCTAAGTGGGTATTAGCATTTATATCTAATGGTTCTGGTTCTACTATCTCTAACGTACATTTAGAAATATCTAACGGTGTAGATATAGTTGTACTAGGTTCTAAGTCTCTAGGTTCTGGAGATTTTATACAGCTTAAACAAGATGGTGGCTATGTAATGTTAGAAGCTGGTTATGAGATAAGAGGCAATGCTGGTTCTACTGGTGTTAGTTGTATTTTAACTGTGGAAGAAACTTCTAGTACGGTGACTTATAATGGCTAAACCTTTACAAGCTGCATCAATCGTAGCCCCCGGTTTTTTTGGTCTTAATACTCAAGAGGCTGGTGTAACACTAGAAGCTGGCTTTGCCTTACAAGCTGACAACTGTGTAATAGATAAGTATGGTCGGTTAGGTAGTCGTAAAGGTTGGGCGTACCGTACAACTCAATTGGGCGGTGTTGATAATGCTAACGATGGTGTTAATTTATTAGGCACTCACATCTCTTTAGATTTATCTGGTGTTAAAAGAAACTTGTCTTGGAACGCCACTACATTTTATAAAGGTTATAGCAATTTAACAGCTATTACTCCTAGTACAACAGATACTATCTCTGCTGGTAACTGGACTGCTGCCAGCCTTAATGACAGAACTTACTTCTTTCAACGAGGTTACAAGCCTTTAGTATATACAAACGAGACTACTACAGATGAGTTTAAGTCTATAGACACTTTTACTGGGTATGATGGTACACCACCACAGGCTAACATAGTTATGTCTGCATACGGGCGTTTATGGGCTGCTGATACTAACTCTAATAAAACAGTAGTTTACTTTTCTGACCTGTTAGATGGTACTAAATGGGGTTCAGGTAGTGCTGGTCAACTAAACATAGCTGGTACGTTTGCTAAGAACAGTGATGTTATTACTGGGTTAGGCGCACATAACGGTTTCTTAGTAGTATTCTGTAAGAACTCTATCATGTTGTTTCAAGATAGAGATAGTTTTGAGGCGAGCTTCGATGTTACTACACTCTCTCTAGTAGAGACTATTGAAGGTATTGGTTGCATATCTCACAACACTATACAGAATGTTGGCGATGATATTATGTTCTTATCATCTACAGGTGTTAGGTCTTTAGGTAGAACTATACAAGAGAAGTCACAACCATTAAGAGATTTATCTAAAAACGTACGTGATGATTTGATTACGTTTGTAGAGAATGAAGGTACAGACACAAACATTAAAGCTGTGTACTGTCCTAACTTTGCTTTCTATTTACTTTACTTTCCTAGTGCTAGTGTTGCTTACGCTTTTGATACCAGAAGTCCTTTACAAGATGGCTCTCTTAGAATTACTAAGTGGATAGAAATAACTCATACTAACTTTGTTTATGATTCTGATGAACGCAAGTTACTATTCTGCCAAGCTAATGGTTTAGCTGAATACTTTGGTTCTCAGGATAATGGTAGTGCATTTAACTTTAAGTATTACACTAACTACTTTGACTTAGGTAATAGTAATATAGCTAAGATAGCTAAAAGGTTGTGTGTAACATTGATTGCACCAGATAACCAAACATTCGTAACTAAACTAGGCTTTGACTACTCTACTAAATACTTTAGCTACCCTTACGTTATTGAAGGAGAGGGTACACCCTACTACTTTGGTGAGGATGAATATACAGTAGCGGAGTACACTGGGGGTATTAGTATTAGAACTATAAGTAACCCTGTTGGCGGTAGTGGTACAGTTATTCAAGGTGGTTTTGAAGCAGAGATAAATGGTGCGCCACTCAGTATTCAAAGACTTGATGTATTTATTAAATCTGGAAGAACACAATAAAGGTATTATAAGATATGAGTAATTATGTAAAAGCCACAGACTTTGCTTCTAAGGATGCCTTATTGACTGGCGACCCTTTAAAGATTGTAAGTGGTACAGAAATCAATGATGAGTATAACGCTATTCAAACTGCTGTTAATAGTAAAGCAGATATAAATAGCCCTACTTTAACTGGAGTACCTTCTGCTCCCAATGCTGGTGCAGGCACTAACACAACACAAATAGCTACTACTAATTTTGTGACTACTGCATTAAACAACTATTCTGCTGTAGTAGATGCTGCAATACTAGCAGCTAAACTAGCACTATATCCAGTAGGTTCTATCTATACTAACGCTACTAACTCAACTAATCCAGCTACCTTATTAGGTTTTGGGACATGGACAGCATTTGGTGCAGGTAGAGTCCCTGTAGGCTTTGATGCTGGTAATACGTTATTTGATGCTGCTGAGGAGACTGGTGGTAGTGCTGATGCTGTTGTTGTTAGCCACACCCACACAGCTACAGTAACAGACCCCGGACACAGTCATAAACAAACTAATGATAATCTGACTGGTGTTGATAATGATTATTATGGAGCTGGTGCTAGGTATGTTGCAAATGGTCAGAACACCTCAACAGAGACAACAGGCATTACTGTAGCCAATAGCACAGAGGGCGTTAGTGGTACAGACCAAAACTACCAACCTTACATTACAGTGTATATGTGGAAGCGCACAGCCTAATATGAAAATTACACATTTCCCTAATCAAGAAGTAGACGTAGTTTGGCACAGAGTAAAAGAATACTTTGAAGGTTGTGCCGAATATACTTACGGTAGGTTTACAGCTAATGATATTCGTAACGCTGTAAAGAAAAACCCTAACCAACAATTATGGATAGCTCACGAAGAAGATAAGATATTTGGTTTTGTTATTACAGAGCCTATGGAGTACCCACAGTTAAAGTCTCTTATTATGCACTTTACTGGTGGTACAGAATTAGAATTGTGGAAGGAAGATATGTTAAAGACTATACAAGGTTTTGCTTATTCAACTGGTTGTGACATTATTGAGTCGTTAGGACGTAATGGTTGGAGTAAAGTATTTAAAGATGATGGGTTTAAGTCCCGTTTTACATTTTATGAATTACCAGTACAGGAGATAGTATAATGGGTGGTGGTGGAAAAGGTGGTGGTGATAAACCAGAGATTGACCCTAGAGCAGCTCGGATGGCTCAGGATGCTGTATTTAAACCTTATACTTTAACGACTGGTGTAGGTAGTACAGAATACGATAAAAAAAATAATGCTTGGTCTACTACCTTAGACCCAACACTACAAGGGATTCAACAAGCAGGTTATGGTGGTGTGTCAGGACTTATGTCTCAAATTCCTGAAGCCTATGGAAGAGAGGCTGCACAGTTTTCATTTGATACAGATTTAGCAGGTCGTACCTCTGATATATTCAGAGAGCAGTCTGCATTACTAGAACCATCTTTTGCACAACAAAGACAACAACTACAATCAGACTTATTTGGTAGTGGTCGTATGGGGCTTATGCTTGCAGGAGAGTCTGCTGGAGCAGGTGCAGGTGGTATGGTAAACCCTGACGCATATGGTCTTGGTAGAGCACAATCTCAGACGTTAGCTAACCTAGCTGCCCAGTCAAGACAACAAGCACTTGGTGAACAGCAACAAGCGTATGGTATTGAGTCTGGTATCTTTGGCACTAATGAAGCAATGCAACAACAACGCGCTCAAAACCTACTCCTTGGCTCTACTGGTATGCTTGGGTTTGGTGAAGCTATTACTGCAAGAGAAGCAGAGCTTATGAAACTCGGTCTTACTGCTGAACAAGCAAGGGGTGCTGCATCTGCTCAAGGGGCTAGTGCATTTGCTCAAGGACAACAGGCTGCTGCTGCAATAGCACAAGCAACTCCTGAAGAGCCAGACTTACTAGGTCAAGTGTTAGAAGGTGCTGTAAGGGTGGGGGCTGCATACGCTACAGGTGGTATGTCTGAAGCTGCTCTAGCAGGTACTTCTGCCCTTTCTAGTGGTGGTGGTGGGTTTAACCCTGTTGGTGCATTTATGGGTACTGAGTATGGCACTAACTTTGGCAGTGAGCAATCACGTATGCTTGCAGCACAAGACTTCTAGTAAAAAGACATAACTAATAGTTTAAACAAATAAACACACATACATAGGGTATTATAAAATGGCTGGACTATTTGATTTTAAATCAGCAGAAGATATACTAAAGGAGAGGCAGGATGCAACTCGTAAAAATGTTATGGAAGCCTTTAACCAACCGGGGCAATATAAGGTTAGGGGAGAGCGTGCAGCAAATGCCGTAGGTAAGGCTTTAGGCTTACTTGGTGGTAAGTTATTTGCAGATAGTCCAGAAGAACAAGTGGCTGGACAAATGCAAAGAGCTAATCAACTTGCACAATCTTTAAAGCCTGTAGAGGGAGAGTCACAATCCCAGTTCTATAATAGAATAGCAGTAAGTTTTAATGATAATGGCTACTCTCAAAACGCTTTAAGGGCTCTGTCACTAGCTAAACAGGCAGAGGAGGCTGAGGCTAAAGAAGCTCAGAGACTGAAGGAGCGAGGTGAGTTGTCCGCTTTCCAAAAAGCACAGATTGATAACCAAGAAGCTAGGATTAAACTGGCACGGGACGAATTGAACCTTTTTAATCCCGGAGGAGGAGCAACCCCACCATCAGCAAATAACTCATATAAACCCGGAGACGTAATTACAAATGCTGAAGGTAAACAAGTCGTGGTACAACCAAATGGAAGTCTTCTTCCTTTAGCGGTGTCTAGTGCTCAGGAAGAAGTAGCAGGGCAAGGGTATACTCACGAACCTAGTCAGTTTGATAAAACCCTAGATTTTCTTTATAGTCCTTTTAAAGGTTTGGGAGAGGCTATGGATAGTCGGGAAAGGGTTGGTCAAGTACAAATGGTTTCAAGGGCTTTAGAAAAGAAGAGTTATAGAGATAGAGATATAGATGCTATGAGAGATTTAGTCAAACTTCCACAAGAAGAAAGTGGGCTAACAAAAGCAGAGTATAATAAAGCTACAGTGTTAGTAACAGCTAACCCAGAATAAGAAGGGTATTAAATGGTATATTCTTATACACAAGAAGAAATTGATGCAGCATTTGGTAATATAAGTACACCTACAGAAACACCCCAAGATGGTACATTTAGTTATACTCAAGAAGAGTTTGACCAAGCCTTTAGTCCTTCTGGGGGAGACATAGCAACAGGACTTCTTGCTGAATTAGGTGTAGCTACTGGTGGACAGATGGGGGCAATCGCAGCGGGGGCAGCTATAGGTGGACCTGTAGGTGCGGGTGTAGCTATTGCAGGTACTTTTGGGGCTGGGTTTCTAGGTAGTTTGGTTGCTCAAGAGATAGAGGGTGGAGAGACTTCTATTGGTAGGGCAACAGCAGGTGGCTTCTTAAACTTTGTAAAAGGTAGTAAATTACTAGAGGGTGTTAATGCTAGTACAAAGATTACTCCAGAATTAGTAAGGCAAGTAGCAGCATCAGAAGCTAAACGTGGTGCTGCTTTCGGTGCTGGAGAATCTACAGTTGCATCTTTAATAGATACAGGACAACTACCAGACGCAGAAAGATTTTTAATGAGTGCTGCTGCTGGTACTATCTTTGGTGGTGGTTTAGGAGCAATTCTACCTAAGGCTACTAAGAGCTTAAGTAAGTTTGCTGGCAAGACTCCTGATGAGATAGACTTAGATATTACCAATGGTAAGATAACAGAAGAAGATGTAAATGACGTAGAAGAGTTAAACCAACTAGAGTTATTTAGTGCTGAAGATACCTCTTTGATTGATGCCTACGAACCACGCAAAGTAGAACCTACTACTGAAAAACCAACATTAGAAAAAGAATCTATTACAACAGTAGAAGATTACATAAGAAGAAATAGAAGGTTACAACAGAAGATAAAAGACGATGAGGTTAAAGCAGAGTTTGAGGAGAGTAGTAAACTAAAAGATGTTGACTTTTTTTCTTCTGAGGTTGCTCCAGAAGTTAAGGTTAGGGTTAGTGAAGTAGCAGATACAGTTGCTCAAAAAGAAGCTAACAAAATTCTTGCTGATGCTACAAACACAGAAGGTAGCCTCTTCCAAAAAGCCCTTTCTTATTTAGTTCCTAGTAGGATAACTGGACAAGGTGTTCATAATGAAATCTTCCAAGCTAATAAAGAGTTATCTGCTGTAAGGGATAGTGCTAGTAAGTTTGCTAGAAACATAACTGAACACTTAGAGCAAAACCCACAAGATGCTGCATTTGTAAATAGGTTCTTAGTAACAAGAACTATAGAGCCTGAATACTCTAACACTAGATTATCTGCCACTCTTAAAATGTTTGACAAGGAGCTTACTAACCTACAGAAAAAATTAGTAAATCAACTTAGTACAGAAAGATTTAATCATTTAGATGTCCAAGAACAAAATGCTTTATTGCGTACTGTTTCAGAGTCTATACTTAAGCCAGAGCAAAGCTATGTTACTAGGGAGTATAGGGCGTTTATAGATAAGGGCTTTAAGTTTGATGCTAAACAAAAAGAATTAGCTCGTAAAGAGTTGATACAAAAATACCTTATTGACAATCCAAAAGAGTCTTTAGAAAAAGCGGAGGCGTTTGCTAATGCAAGACTAAGGACTTTAATAAATGAGTCTAACAGGGCTAGAGGGCTTGGTGGTAATACCAGAGACAATATCTCAAGACCTAACAATGGAGTAATTAGATTTAAGGAAGATTTAGGCGTAGAAGAAAGAAAGTTTTTAGGTGAGGTAATAGACCCAGCAGAGCGTATCAGGGGTAGTTTAGAGGGTGTTGGTAAACTTGTATATAGAAATCAAGTTGATATAAATACTGTAGACCAACTTAAAAAACTAGGACTACTATCAGATAACCCAGTTAATGATAACACTTACGTTAAGTTAGAATTACCTAGTGGTGTTGTCACAAAAGGCTATGTACCTAACGTAGTTCAAGCTGCTCTCAATAGGTCTTTTGCATCTGGTTCTTTAGATGATAGTGCAGACGTTACTTCTAGTTTAGTAAGAGATTTATTTTACTCTGCTATTGGTGCATCAAAAGCTGTTAAGGTTATTCTTAACCCACCATCGTATGCTGTTAATGCTTATGGTGCTATGACTACAATGTTGGGTATGGGTATGAACCCCTTTTCTAAAGGTACTGCCAGAGGTTTAAGGTATGCTGCATCTGAGTATAGTTGGCTAGAGAAAAAACTAACTGGCGATACTGAGTTGGGTGTTAAAGAATTGTATCTAGCTAGAGATGAAATGAAGAAGTATGGTTTAGGTCCTGCTAACGTACTAGAATCTGATATTAGAGATACATTAAACCAAGGCTATTTCTCAAAAAAGTTAAGTAATATATTTGACCCACTTAGTAAAGCGTACTCCGCTACAGATACAGCAGCTAGGTTTGGTGTATGGACTCACAACCAACAAAGACTTTCTAAAATGTTTCCTCAAGCTAGTAGAGAACAAATTAAAAGGTCTGCTGCTCAACTTACAAATGACACCTTCCAGAACTACGAGAAGTTAAGCCCTATTGTAAGGGCTGCTCAAAGGATTGGGGTATTCCCACAGTTCGTAGCCTTTACAGCAGAGTTCTCTAGGAACATATATAACCAAGTAAGGTTTGCTAAACAAATGGCTACAGGTAAGTTTGGTCAAGAGCTTGGGCTAGATGTATCTAAGGCTAATCAGAAAGCTATGCAAGCAGAGGGTGTAACTAGGTTAGTAGCTTTATCTGGAGTAGTAGCAGGTACAGAGGCTATGAGACAAGGTTACAACTCTATGAATAATGTAGATGCTGAGACAGAAGCTATGCTTAAAGAGACTGCTGTTGCAGACTTTGATAAGAACAAGTCTTTGTTGTTTACGTACGACCCAGAAACAAAGGAAGGTTCTTACGCCAATATGTCTTACATTGTACCTCATGCTATTATATCTGAGGTGATGTCATCTGCCTTTAAAGATGAACCTTTATCTAACCTAACAGGTATTTTTGTAGACCAGTTTGTAGGTGAGGGTAACTTTGTAGGTCTTAGTGCTTATAGGGCTATAGATAATAGGGATGCTTACGGTAAGACTATTTCTGATGACCCTGACCAAATGGAGAGCTTTAAAAACCAGCTAGTCTACTTTGTAAATGAAACATTTAAACCGGGTGCAGTTAGAGAAGGTAATAAGATAGTAGACTCTTTAGTAAGTGATGACCCAAGATACAACTTTGCTGAAATTATGAAGAGGCAGTTAGGTAATCGTATAGTAAAGTTTAATGTAAATGACCAAGTAAGGCACAAGATAAGGCATGACTCTAAAGCTATGCGTAACTTAAAAAGTGATTACACTACTGCAAGAGACTATGATAAGGACTTAACACCTGAAGCATTAGCTAAAGTGTATAAAGATTCTAACGAAGTAAGGGCAAGAGTCTTTGAGCAACTTTCCTCTAAAGATGAGAGTTTAAGAAGGTTGGGTTATACAGAGGAAGAAAGAATAGAAGTTTTAAAAGAGGGTGGTATATCTTCTAAAGATATTATTGGCTTATTAGATAGGCAGTATGTACCAATACCTATCAACAGGGCAGAGTCTACTTCAGAGTTGTTTGATAACTCTATAGCTGGATTACCTAGGGCACAACAAATAAGTAAGATGAGAGAAGTGTCACAAGGTAATCCATTAGTATTTAAGAAACTAGTTACAGAGTTTAAACGTAGAATAAAAGAAAGTAGGCTTAACCTAGATAGCAGAGATAAGTTAATTAAAAACTTAAGTGTTAGTGATAGAGCTGACATGATTATGGATAATCCATCTTTATTACAAGAGTTTTATAGAAAGGGTTTGATAAGTAAATCTGTAATACTAGAACTAAAAGCAAGAGGGTTTAGACAATAATATGGCAACTAAGAAAGATAGTAAGCTAAGTAGGATAGGTGTATCAGGTTATAACAAACCTAAACGTACACCTAATCATCCTACAAAGTCTCATGTGGTTGTAGCCAAGGAAGGCGACAAAACTAAGACCATCAGGTTTGGTCAGCAAGGAGTAAGTGGTGCAGGTAAGAGTCCTAAGACTGCTGCTGAGAAAGCTAGGAAGAAGTCGTTCAAGGCTAGACACGCTAAGAACATTAGTAAAGGTAAGATGAGTGCAGCCTACTGGGCTGATAAAGTTAAATGGTGATAGGAGGAAATAAATAAATGCCAATGGTAAAAGGTAAGAAGTACCCTTATACAGCAGCAGGTAAGAAAGCTGCAAAGAAAGCTGCAAAGAAAGGGTCTACTAAAAAACGTAAATAAATTTAAAGGTAATATATCATGAAAAAACTTTTAGTTAATATGAGATATTGGATGGCTCCACTACTAATCATTGTTACTATGCTTAGTATTATAATGGGTGGGGCTTTTGTATGGGTTGGTGTTGCCTTGTTTGGTGTTGGTATTATTCTTGATACTGCAACAATGAATATAAACCCACCCGGTGCAGGTTTCGATGAGAGTGGTGATACAATGGGTATGCCAGCTCTTCAAAACGCTGTGATGTACGTAATGCTACCTGTCTTCGCTTTACTTCAAGTCGCGCTAGCATGGCGTGTCATGCAGTACGTTGATGCTGTACCTTTGGAAATGACTACAATGCTAGGTCTACCTGTACAGATGGGTATCACAGGTGTAGAACTTATTGGTGCTGCAATCTCTACGGGTATCTTTGCAGGTATCGGTATTATCTACGGTCATGAGTTATCTCATACTAAAGGTTTCAGCTTCGTTATCTCTCGTCTTATGATGGGTTTAAGTGGTTCTTCTCACTTCGCGTATGCTCACGTGTACAACCATCATTTAGAATTAGCACATGAAGATGACCCTGCGACTTCTCCTCGTGGTCGTTCTATCTACCGTCACTTCTGGTTGTCTCATATGGGTCAATCTAAGTTCTTATACAGAATGGAACAAACTCGCCTAGCTAAATTAGGTAAGTCTTTCATCTCGCTTGAGAATCGTTGGATTAAAGGTTATCTTATGAGCCTACCTACTATGTTATTATTCACATGGGCTGGTGGTGCTGTTGGTATCGCGGCTATGTTCCTTGTTTGGACTATTTCAAACTTTGAATTAGAAGCATTGAACTACATGGAACACTATGGTCTTATCCGTGAAAAAGGTCAGCCAATTGACTACCGTCATTCATGGGATAACGCTAACTTGTTCTCTGCGTGGTTCTTTATAGAGATAGGTAGACAAGGTGACCACCATGACCGTGGAGAAACACACTTCTGGGAGTTAGATGAAGTAGGTTCTCCTAATGCACGTTGTGGTTACTTTACTGAGTTTGTGGTTGCTTTAATTCCACCTCTATACCATTCAGTTATGAAGAGAAAATTAGCAACATGGGATAGAGACTTTGCTACTGAAGGCGAACTACAAATAGCAGCTAAGATTAATGAGCAAGCAGGTTATACAATGCCTGAAGGTCACAACTCTTATAAGGCAATCTAACTATGTAAGTAATACACACCTACAAAAAAGCCCCCAAGGATATTTTCCAAGGGGGCTTCTTTTTGCCTATAGTTTAGTGTACTTTCTCCTTCGTACCTAACATTGCACTTACCTGAGATTCTAAAATATCAACTAACTCTCTCAGCTCAAGGTAGTTCTTAGCCCAGCGTACTGGGTCTGCCTCCATTGCATTAGCTAGGTCGTTTACATCTTTTTCAATCATACTTTACCCCTCACAAGCTACACACTCTCCAGTTGAACCACGAACCCCTGCCTCACTGCGTATGTAGTACAGGGACTTAATATACTTATCTTTAAATGCCAGCTTATGCACTCTACTAATCTCCTCTTCTGGAGCATCTGCTGGGAAGAATAGGTTGAGGCTTTGTGCTTGACATATAAACTTCTGTCTTACACTAGCTAGCCTAATCAATACCTCTTGGTTAATCTCAAAGGAAGTTTTGAACACTACCTTCTCTTCATCAGTTAGCCAGTCTACTAGCTGTACTGAACCGTTGTCTGCAATAATAGCGTTGATGTTGTCATCGTTATAAACTCCCTTAGCTCTCATCAAGTCTACTAACACAGGGTTGATACGGTTAATCTCTCCTGCTGGGCTACCCTGTACAAACACATTCTTATATACAGGCTCGATACCCTGACTAACACCACCACAAATAAGCGCACTAGAACTGTTAGGAGCGATGGCTAGGAGGTGTGTATTACGTACCCCTGTACCCTTACACCACTTAGGCTCTCCCTTCGTCTTAGCGAGCCACTCAGAGCCTTTCTTAGCCTCTTTCTGAATACCTTTAAAGATAGTAGAGTTTAACATGTGTGCTTCCATTGATTCAATATCAATCATGTTCTGTTGTAGGTAGCTGTGGAAACCTAGTGTACCTAGACCCAAAGCCCTACCACTCTCTGTAAAACGCACTGCTTTCTCTAAACCTTTAATACCTCTACCCATCTGTATAAACTCTTCAGCTACACAGTCTAGGAATACAATAGCATTTTGTACTGCGTCTGTATCTTTCCACTCATCATACTTAGCTAGGTTCATAGAACTGAGTACACACGTAAAGGTATGGAACTCATCAGCAGGTAGGGTTATCTCTGTACATAGGTTAGAAGCCTTTACAGTTAAACCATGAGTTCTGTACGCCTCTGGATTAGCTCTATTCATTCTATCTATAAATACAAAGTAACCTTTACCTGTTACCATCTTAACTTTAAGCGCACGTTGGTATCTAGCAACAGCCTCTTCATCACCTGACTCTAGTTGCTCGATGAACTTATCTGTTACTAGCCAACCAATGTTACAATCATCTGGGTTGTTTAATGTATGTGCTGCCACTTCCCAGAAGTCTGTATGCTCTAGTTCGATGTATCCTGCCCATGCACCTCGTCGTGTATTTCCTTGCGACACATCTCTGCTAAGCTGGATATAGTCTCTAAGGACTGGCAATACCCCAGAAGCATTACCTCCTGAACTGATGGAATCTCCTCTACCTCTAATTGCGCCAAGATAAGATGAAGTTCCAAAACCGTTTTTTGTAAGTATTGCAGTTTCTTTTTGTGATTCGTAAAATTCATATACACTATCTCCTACGTAGTTACCTGAACAACTAACTGGACATCCTCTGTTTGTGCCCATGTTAGCTAGGACTGGTGTAGAACAAGCTAGGTGTCCAGACCAGAGTAGGTTAAAGAATACTCTATCCCAATGGTCTTTGTCAACCCCCATGTGTTTAGCTGCTGTACTACTTATGCGTTTATAAATACTATATAAGTCTGGGTACTCCTCTGTTGTGTACTTCTCTTTAAGCAACTGCCAAGCAGAGGTACTATACCATTGTGGTAGTTTCCCTGTGGCTTGTAGTTGCTTTCGTTCTGCGCTTAGTTCTTCGTATATACTCTTCATATTACCATGCAAACCTTGTCTCTTGCCAATCCCTATTATAACTGTTCCCCTGTTTATGGAAGAAGTCATGTAGTTGTGGCGTATTAATGTTTTTATAGAACCACTTAGAGATAGGGTCATAGTCTACCTCATACAGTGGTGCTAACCTTAGTTGTTCAAGGCAAAGGTTTAACCTAGCTTGAATAAAGTTCTTCATCTGTAAGTCTGTGACACCTTTAATCTCACCCTTCTCAAATATCATATCAATGATACGGGACTCATGCTCATAGATTTTACCACAGGTCTTATAGATTTTCTTATCTAACTCTTTGTTGTCTAGCTGTTCACTCTCTTCTCTTAATGTATTGAATAACCAAGCACCTGCTAGACTGTGTAGGTTCTCATCCCTTACACTGAAGTTAATACCTGCTGCCATGTTGACTAACTTGTTCTTACCCTCAGCTTGGAAGTGCTTTAGAAAGGCGAAGTTAGAATACAGTACAGCACCTTCTACAATAGAACCAACTGCTAACGAAGCTAACGTATCATCACCTTCAAACTGCCTATCTAACCAGTCCATACGTCCACGTAAGGTCTTGTCTTTAACGTAACTATTATAGAACTCCTCAGTGTTTAGGTTCATCACCTCGTTAATCTTGTTGTAGAAAGGTGCGTGTACGTTAAGTTCAAACATACCAAACACGGAAGCCATACGCTGTATCTCTGGTCGTCTAAACTTATTACGAATAAAGTCTAACCAGTAGTCATTACCTACGTGTGTTTCATACAAGGTAAATAGTTTTAACACAGTTACTACTCCGTGCATCTCTGCTTCTGTAAGATTGTTGTGTAGGTCATGTAAGTCCTTATCCATACCAATCTCTTTAGCAGTCCAGAAGATGTCCTCTTGCAACTCTGCAAACTGCTCTGCCTGTGGGTATGCAATAACGTAAGCCTCTTGTTTGTCTGTAATCATTTACTCTTCCTTTACAAATATGCCATCTATCATCTGACCCCTACGGTCTTTGATATCATTATAGGCGTGTTCTAAACATTCATCAATAGATAATTTATGTCTCTCTGCTATGTTGATTAGCACTACAATAATATCACCAATATCATCAATAGGACTTTGCCCTGTAGATAATGAGTCTACTAACTCAGTTACCTCTTCGATTAACTTCTTTACTTGTGCTTGGTCATTAGAGCCATTGATTAAGTTCCTTGCATAATGCCAGTTAGTTATCTTCTTAATAGTAAACGTAGCCTTTGGGTTTTCATTATTCGTCATTCCAATCTTCCTCTTCCATCATTTGTACTACCTCTATCTTATACACAAGTCCGTAACCAATAATCCACTGTACTAAGAATGCGTGTTCGTATAGTTTATACTTAGGATTAAATATATCATCGTACTCTACATAAGTTGTAAACCCTATAAAAGGTAGCCAGAAGCCAAACAGGTTCTTACCAAACAACTTAATAGGGTTACTAGTATCCATATTATCTACTCCAGTTTTCTAATATCTTCTCAAGGTAGTGAATAGCTTTCTTAATATCTTCTTCTCTACTACCTTTGGTTCTGAGCAAATACTTAAGGGCATTGCCCTCGTAGAAATCTAAATGATAAGCATCAATAATATCCCAAGGTTGTATTAGATGTTTCTTATAATGGTCTCCACCTACCTGTTTGTCCGATGCTCTCTCTTCATAGTGTAACCCATCATTGCCGTTCTGCCCAATGATATCTATTCTACTTGTAGCTTTACCACAAACACCCTTATTGATTAGGTCATATCTACCTAAATCTTTCATACGTTGTTCTTCTTCTGGTGTCATTATATCAATTTCCATAACGCTCTCCTAAATACGATAAACTAACTGGCATTTCATCAAAGCTACCATTATTAACTTCGTTTAACATCCAAATACCTTTCCAACTACCATTACCCTGACTACCTAAGTAAGCCTCGTCATGTTGATAAAAGATACCAGCAAAGATGCCAGTCAATGCAGTACCATCACCACGCTTACTAAAGGCTATGTCCCTGTCTTGTACATGACCCATCACACAACTCATGTGTTTCTTAGTAAGCATAGCCCTAGCACTTGATACTGGTCTACCCATAACACCACTGGTAAAGAAGTGGCAGAAGCCAACACCCTCAATGATTACTGGTTCTTTATAATCTATAACTTCCCAGTCATCTAGGTTAAGGTCTTTATAACCAATCACATCTTCTAGTACAGCATCGCTTTCTACTGCACGTTCTATTCTTTCTTCATGGTTACCCATTGTAAATACCATACGTGGTTGCCATAACTTCTTCTTATTACGTTTCAACCTTTTCATTTCTTTCTTGATAGGTTCTAGTAATAAATCCATAGCCAGGTTACCTGCATCTACATCATCCTTATATCGTCTACCTTCAAAAGACTTCTTGCCTTTATCATAAGAGGATAAGCTAGGCATATCCCAATGGTCTCCAAGGTGTACGATAACATCTGGCTTCTTCTCTGCAATGTACCTACCTGCATACAGTAGATGTTCCATAGGCACACCCTTCTTAACCTGTGTATCGGGTATCACTACAATCTTAGTCATAGTCATAGTCCTCTAAGTAGTCCAAGAAAGCATCTTCATTGGCTTTGAATAAGTCTTCCTTATTAAAGTCTAACTCAAGTTCATTATACTCTTCGTCTGTTACGTCTTCAACAAAACCTTCAGGTAGTAAACCTCTTAGATAAAGTTCGTTTAATAAGTCGGTCATTTCAGTTATTTCTAACACACTAGCTTTACCTCCACACTCAGAACAGTTTCTACTATACCCAACTACTTCATACTCTGGGTCTTCCGCACCACATTTGTAACATATCTTATTCACATTTCTCATCCTCTTTCACCCATTCAATAGGAACTTTCCCAATAGCATACTTAATCTTACGCTTATCACACCACTCGCTATACTTCTGTGTTTTCTTTTTGGTAGTCCACCCATCTTTTTGAAACAGCATTCGTATATCTAGGTCTGGGTTACACTTAATAACAGACTCCATCTTGGTACGGTCACTGGGCTTAAACCATCCCTTGACTTCAATGTATATACCATTAGGTAATCTAAAGTCTGTAAGGTACTTAGCCTTTTGTAATACGTGTTGACTGCCACAATCTAAACACTCCATCTTCCTAGTAGTTCTTTTGTTATATAGTAACGTAGTACATTCATAGGTAAAGTCTTTAAGGTCTTTAGCTACACGTTCTTCAAACTTGCTTCTAAACTTGTGCATAAACCTTCACCCCCTTATATCCATAGGCATCTTCACATCTTTTTGAAGCATCCAAAGAAGTTGCGTATTCTGTACCATACGTTGATACCACCCTTCTCCGAACTCAGATTCATAGTAGCTTTCAATAGTAGCATCTCTATCCTTACTCTCAGCCAATATCTTCTCAGCTTTCTTAATCCCGATTCCACGTATTCCAATAATGTTATCAACTTTATCTCCCATTAGCATTTGCATATAGAACCATTTTATTCCTTCTTCTGGTGTTACTGTAGTCCACTCTTTCTTAACAAAGTTATAGTGTTTTCCAGCTACCATAAGTAAGTCTTTATCTATACTTGCTATAACAGTTTCGTCTGTTTGATTAAGTGCAAGGGCATCGTCAGCTTCCATGCCTTCGATAACCTCTGCCTTAAAGTGCTTAACCATATAATCCCTTATGGCTTGGTAGTGAATAGGTTTAGCTGTACCTTTACGATTAGCTTTGTACTCACTATCAACTTTTAGTCTAAAGTTATTTTTTCCTGTTAGGAATAACCTATAACTATCAGCACCCGTATCTTTAATCATACCATTGATAAACCTCTTGGTACTGTGTAAAGCATAGGGCAAAGGTTCTGGTACAATGTTTCCATCATCATCCTTCCTCTGTGTTGCAAACCCTATACGATACACAATAACATCACCATCAATTAGCAGTTGCATTAGAATGGAATATCGTCTTCTACACCAGCAAGTTCTTCTAACGACTCTGGTGCATCAATTCGTCTTCCATGAGTCCATAGTGGTAATCCAAACATATTAGCTTGTGCTGGGTTTTCCATATCATCTGCATCGCCAGTACAGCCATCAGTAATAAGTCCAGCTTCTACACCGTCCTTATACTTGGCAGGTATAGGTGTTAGGTAGTCGATATTGTCGTATGTGCGATGAGAATTAGCACCCTTTCCTTTGTTATGAACAATCACTACGTTACAAGGCTCATTAAGCACACTATCCCAGTCTGCCACTACTCCCTCTACTGCTGCTTGGTCAAACACCTTGAAGTATTTCAACTCGTTACCGCGCTCAGTCAACTGATGGAACACGTTAAAAGCCTCTGTCCATAACAATCTAGGTTTTTCTTTACCATCAATCTCCACAGTCTGTCCTATAATCTCAATACCTAAAGCCAGTTGCTGTGCTGGTGGTCTCTCCTCCTCTTTGTTGTAATCACGCTTCTGCATACCTAAGTCTGCTACATATCGTAGTCTACCCTCATGCTCACCTGCTTCTAGGTTTACATATTCTAAATCACTACGCTCAGTTGTTTGTTGTTCGCCACGTCTTTTAATAGCCATTTGTTATTTTGTCCTCTATTGTTGGAATAACAGTTGTAATTGTCTCATACTTTTTTGTATTTGTCAATGTATTTCTGCATAAGTTTTACCAAAATCTACATCTACATCTAACCTCCTCTTAAGTTTTAATGTATCGTTTACTTTCCCTACACAGGTTTTTAGGTACTTAATGACTTCTTTTCTATACCCTAAAGGTGAATCAATAATAACCTCATCGTGAAACTGTGCTAACAACTTCACATCCTTTTTCAATATCTCCTTTACCCACATATCAAAACAGTAAGTGCCAGTACCTTGGTTAAGTGTACTAAATATATCCTTCTTGCTTCGTAGTTCATAGTATAAACCACTCACTGGGTTAAGTAACCATAACTTACCATTTACATTCTTAGTAATCTGCTCTTCTGCTATCGCTTTTAGACTCCAGTTCCTACTCCAATATGCTTTGTGTAATGCCTCCCCCTCTTTAAGCGTAGCCTCTGCCCCCCTGGCAATAGTCTGTGCTCCTGCACCATACGTACTGGCATAGTTAGTAGTCTTACCTTTATGCCTTTGTGCTGTTAGCATAGCCTCATCGAACTTACTAAAGTCCTTAGCCTTGTAAGCATCAGCTTGTTCTTGTGTTAAGAACTTAGCCTCTACTGCAATGTCCAAATGCGGGTCAAACCCCTCTTTGTTCATCTCCTCTACATAGTCAGGGTCTATAGGCATCATATAATGCTGCTTAGTCCTGTCTTCTAAACTACTCATATCACTACCACATAACTCCCTACCCTCTCTTATCGTCAGTAAGCTACGTATCTCACTACCATACGGCATACGTGGACTAGGAATGTTTACACACACTGCGTGCTTGAACCTAAGCGTGTTAGTCAAGCCTTGTATAGCAGCTATAACATAACCTTCCTCGTCACAGTTCTTAATTAACCCAGATACTAATGCTACCCGATGTCCTAACACCCCAAGTTCTTCTAGGTTCTTTAACTCTGGGTGTTTGTCTACCATTCTAATAACAGACGGGCATAACATATCACCTTTCTTTATCTGTGGTATCTTACGTTGTTTCTGTTTACCCTGTAAATCATAACCATCTTCTACATACTTGAAGGTCTGTGGCTTCCAACCTAAACTAAATAGCCAATCTTTAATCTGCACTGGTGAAGTAGCTTTCGGGTCTTTAAAACCATTAGGTATTTTATGTTTAGCATAGCTATTAAAGTTAATATCATACTCTGCACACACTTTAGACCACCTCTTACCCGCTTCTGATAGTGTACCATCCTGTTTAAAGGGCTTCTGTGGGCGTGTAACGTCCTTAAACACCTGTACTGGTGGCATAGTAGCTTCAAGAGATTTAACAGCCTTAGATTGCTTCTCAGTAAGTTCTACTAATAAGCTGTTAGCTTTATCCACATCTAACTTCCACTTGTTTTGCTCTTGTAACATAGCACAGTGCATTTTAAATGTAAGGTACTCTACCAACTGGCTGTAGTCATTGCCGTACAGTGCAACCAGGTGTTGCTCTTGTAGTTGCCAGAGCCTAGTGTTAATCTTAACATCCTCACTACATCTGTGTATGTACTCTTCTTCGCTTAAGTTATCCCAATCTTCTATAACTGGTTTAGGTATTCCAAAGTCCTCGCCCCAGTCTGCTAACCCATGCTTGTTACGTTCAGCAAACAGATACCAACTTAATGTTAGTGTGTCGATTAGCTTAGCTTTAATCTTAATGCCTAATAACTTCTCTAGCACTGGTACATCATACCGAATAATGTTATGCCCGATAAGTACATCATCTTCTGTTAGATTAACAAAGAAGTCTTTTTGTACCTGCTTACCATTAGCCACCATACAATGTATCTTGTCTGGGTTTAAGCCATTTGCTTCAATGTCAAATACGTAATTCATTACAAAACCTTTATGCTTGTGCCAACTATCAAGTCTACCTTTATAAGATAGGCTTTTTTGCTATGCCTATCACCCTTACCTACGAATGAAACTAACCTAAGTTTATTATCTTTGATAACTTTGTGCAACCTTTCTGGTGTGGTCACTATTATCTTATCACCTGTGTGGAACACCCACCTATAGGCTTTAGTTGTGGATAGGGCAGAAGGCTTACCGTTAAACTCTACTTCTACTACGATGTTCCCAGTCTCTTGGGATTTAATGTCATACTTAACCTCGACACCCTGCTTTATGCTGGGTATATATAAGTCCCAGTCTTTGCAGTATCCCTCCACCTTGTAAGCATCTGGATACTTGTTTTTTATAATATCAAGTACCTCCAACTCTATCGCTTCTCCCTTCTTTAAGTCTCGTTGAAAACTCATAGCTCTTACGTGCCCCTATACCCAAACATCATACTTCTAAGTACGTGATAGTCTTCTCATCGAAGTACACATCACACTGGTAGTTCTGACCGAAGTCTCTATCAAATAACATATAAAACTCACTGATGTTGTGCTTATCTTCAGGGCAATCAGGGCTTCTATCCCTGCTAATACCATGACCATAATGCGCCCACTTCTCCATTGCTCTACTGCCTGTGAACTCATGGCTCAACACCCTACCACCTTGCTCATGTGAGCGTGAACCTTTAGGCTTAGGATTGACGTGACTATAACAAAAGATAGTAATTGGATATTTCATCACCAAGTCTGCCATGTCTGTCATTATCTCGTTCAGTTTATCATTCGCTTCGCTTGCTGTAAACATACTAACCAGTGCTGTAAGTGGGTCTAAGATAAAGATGTTGATGCCATCGAGCAAGTGCATTTCCTCCATAGCTATTCTTATGTCCTGCCAATCACGACTTGCGCTTCTATCATAAAACCTTACCCTGCCTTGCATTGACATCAACGTGTACTTTAACATTTCTGGGTCATAGCTAACATCAGGTCTTGAATAGTCTATCCTATCGTGCTTACCCGCCAGCTTCTTAGCTGTCTTAGCTGGTGCGTTTTCCAAGTCAAACATACCCACTTTTACCTTTTCATTATAAACTAGGTGTTCTACTAACTGATGCTGGTGGTCTGTCTTACCAATCTTAGGTGCTGCCCCTACTATGTGTATAGTGTTGGGTCTGATACCGAAACAAGCCCTTGTAACTGTATTCCACGGAAAGGATAAGCCCATCTTAGGCTTTTCCAATGCCTTGTCGATGAAGTCCTCAATATCTAACACTTCACCTTGTCTAATAGGCTTACTATCCCATACTGCTGCTTGATATAACTCCTTTCCTCTGTCGGCTAATAACATATCATTAGCATCTTTTAATGGTAGGTTTGCGACCTTAAACAATGGAAAAGATTTAATGATATCCTTTGTAGCCTTGTTACCAGCTTCATCATTATCTAAAACCAGGATAACCTCGTTGTACTTCTCTACGAAGTCCCGATTGTTTACCATATCTTTTAGTGCAGATGACGCGCCACGTGTAAGTGATACGACCGAAGGAAGGTATTGTTTGTACTTGGCTGGAGTATTGTCAATAATGGTCTGGTATAACGCCATAGCATCACATCTGCCTTCCGTAATGAACAGCTTGTTACTGCCGTTCTTACTGGCTAGGCTCTTGCCCCATAAATCAACAGCACCTTTTCTATCCCCTAACGCTTTAAAGTCTTTGGTTGCTACCTCTCTGACCTCATAGCCCGTAACCTCTCCCCCTTTAGTGTCTGGATAGTAGTGGTGGGTGATGGTCTTGCCGTCTGACTCACTCAATGCCACTCTAACACTGTATAGTTCAGCTATCTCCTGCCTTATACCCCTATCCGATAGCTCACGAAAGGGAAGTTTGCTATAGTCTATGTTCATTTCTTTAGCCTTCTGCTTTGGTCTAATACTTGTTATGTTGTCATTGGGTGGGAAGTAAGTCTGACACGCAAAACAATAGCTATCATCAGGCTGATTGTCGTAACTATACACTTGGTTGCCATCCCCACTCCCACAATCAGGACAAGGGATTTTGTGGCTCAGTTGTCCTCTCTCTCTTTGTTCTAAGTTATTCATAATAATTAATTAATTCCTAATAATAATAAATATAAATAAGAAAATTTATTTTATACTATTTTAACACTTCTGTCAAGTCCACATTCTCGGACTCTACTTCTTCCCAGTAGAACTGATTAAGGTGGTTGTCTTGTTCGTAAACTGGTACTGATAGTTCATCTAACTCTTTTTGTAATTCCATAATTATTTTCCCCATTGTTGTGCCATAGCATCGGCTATACCTTGATAAGTAGTGCTTCTTATTTTCCACCTGTCTGGACTTGGTGGTAGGTAGTGCATACGCTGCCTATCTTTTATTGGTAGTTTCATCATATCATCATGTACGTTATCTGTATCACATAGCGGCTCTAAATTATGCAGAAACAAGCCCGTCTTCTTTTGCTCCATATGACCAAACTGGAAGGGCTGCACATAAATTGGCTTTGGCATATCAGCCATGCGAGGCAACACCCCAACTGGGTTTTCAAAGCACACTTTTGGGGCTACCTCTTTGCACCTCTGCCACAGATTCTCAGTCCATTGTACCGAGTCTAGCCTTTCCTGATACTTTGGCTGTCCTTTGCCGTACCACGCATTGCCACTAACAGCTAATGCTGTACACGGTGGGTGGGCTATTATAAGGTCATAACTATCTCCTAATAAGTCAAAAACATCACCCCGATAATGTTTTCCAGGTTTTTCGGTGGGTAGTAGGTCACAGCTTATAGCATCATGACCTTGTTTAGCAAAAGCATCTCTGACTACTCCACTGTACTCGCAAGCTATTAAAACTTTCATTATCGCCCCTTATTATTAACAGTAAACTTTTGCGGTCTGTTTTCAAGATACCATATCTCGTCAAACAGTTCACCTTTGATTGTCTGAAGCTGCATCACTGACATTGTATCAACTATATAATCATAACCCGACTCTTCCCTATCTAATACAATCAAAGCTCGGTCTATCTGTTCAATAATACGTAGTTTCTTTGCTGTTACTTTATCCGCTGTGATTGTCATTATTTTACCCCTTCATAGTTTCTTATTTGTCTAGCTAGTTTAAGA